CTGATTTTTTACTTGGTGCTGGAGCATGAGTAGACCAATCAGTTAAAGTATTATATAAAGCCCATTGATTGCGGCCTTGCTTTTCAGAGTATTGCGACCATGCTTTAGCAAGATAAGTTAGTGCGCTATTGAATCGCGGTAACTTATCAAACACTGCTGACCATGACACACCGCTTTCATTTACTGCGGCCCGTACAAGGTCTAGACAACCGGCGGCTTCAGCAAGAGAAAACATTACTTGTTTTTCAGTCACTGGGGTTTTATACATTTCAGCCCAACGATCTCGCTCTCGGTCAAATACTTCTAAACATTTAACAATGGTTCGTGATGCTCTGTCGATATCTAAATTCTTTGTGTGCCTAGCTTTGAATAATGCTGCGGCATCGCCAATAAATACTTGACCATTAAAGCAAGCTGACTGATGAGCGCCAGCCGACATAATAAAAGAGAAAGTACTATTAAGCGATGTTACACCAAGCAATGTTAAGCAGGCTGTATCACCGTCTGGTGTTGTATACATATGGCTTGGCAATCTATATTTAACAAAGGTTGCCGCACCATTATGGCTAGTTTCAATTTTTTCTACGATGCCATCAGTATCTAATTCGCTTCGCATAATGATAGCGCGTTGAGCATCAATTAATTCTTTGGGTGCAACAGGTTTATAATTTGTACCGTGTACCCCAAGCTCCTCATAAGTATCTGTTCGGACAACAGAAACCTTTTTAGAAGGATGCCATTGATCGGTTGTCTCATCAAAATAAACTAAAGGGACTGTTGCTACATCAAAGTCAGCGGAACCATAACCCTTATCAAAAATAGAGGGTTGAGACTTACGATTAAAAATTGAAATTACATTTTCCATTTTAAACTCCAAAGGTTTAGTTTTACACCATTAAATAGTCGTAATGAACTTTAGAAACTTCAAAGCCATCAGACCACTTTGGACTCTTAGTAGATAAATAATTACACCAAGTATCCCAAAGATTTTCAGTACCTATATTATGACATATAGAAATGTACTTGTTTATCTTTTCATCTCTAATGTGTTTAGACTTTAAAGACTTAGGAAGCTTTAAAACTTTTTCATCAATACCATACAGCCTGATGTTATGTAAGTCAATACAACCTACTAAGCCAGCAGTAAGCTGACAAACAAAACCAGCTTTAACCATACCAAGACCGTCAACACGAAGAAAGATTTTCATAAGTGAATATGCTTTTTCGGTATCGGGTTTACTTGAGTTTATAACTGCAAGATATTGATTGTGGATGAAGTCCTTACGTTTAGTTATATATTCATAGGCTCTCCGCTTGTTACCCCAAAGGAATTTAGAATTAATCCCATGTTGTTTTACATCTGCCATTTGATTTCCGACAGACACCCAAGGTTGCTGAATGCTCAAGACCACCATAGTAATTACATTAACTAGATTATCACTAGATTCTTTTGCGTAATCTTGGATCGCTTTTGCATGAATAGAATACATACTTACCTCTCAGTGTTGAAATCCAATGGCTCTAGGCCATACATTAAAAAGTCTACTTGAGACTGAGAAAGGCGAGGCATAGCCTCACCAATACTCTTTCTACCTTTCTGCCAATCGTCTAATTCCTCAAGGCTCGCTGGGATTCTAATAACTTTTGGGTTATCATCAGTGAGGCAGGAACTTAATATAAAATCAGTATGCGACATTCTTCACAGCCTCCTCATCGAATTTTTAATAAACAAAAATCACGCTTATCATTTATTTTATAAAAAGAATATCGGCCTTTGAGGTGGTCTGCGGCGGCGGCTTGAGTTTTCTGGGCGTCTTTTTTAGAAACAATAAACCATTGTCCGGGTTTCATACTTTCAAATTTATCTCTCCAAGTTGATCCTCTACCCCTAAAATTAAATGGCTGTGGCGCTTCTCCAGAATTTATAGTGTAATATTCGGGGGAAGGTGCTTTTGTATCTTCGTACATAATATATCTCCAAGTGATGATGCGACAGGACAGCCCCGCCGCTTTTACGAAAGGATCTTTAAAGCCCTTTCACCTTGTTCAAGGGCTTTAAAGTCCTGAAGTATTTAAGGTATAACAACTTCAGTTATTTCGGGAGACAGATCAATGTCAGCATCCCAGCAATCTAGAGCCTTTAGTTTTTCTTTTAATTCTATAAACTGGTCAAGAGCAATAGCAGACCCCGGATAGTCATAAGAAAATTTATTATGAAACGCAATACTACGCTCAATCCAATTGCAATCCCAGCTACTTCTATATTCATGATCTTGATTACCATAACGTAAACAAAATTCTATGTGACCTTTATAAAATTTTTGATGAGGTTTTTGTACTATCCAAACATCACAGCATTCGCCTTCAATATCCATAGCAAACAAATAATTTTCTTCGGGATGATGACACTCGTTTGCATATTTCATTCTTCATCTCCCCAGCAAGTATCACAAAGATAAAAATTATTTGAATGCCCCATAATAACTTCGCGCTGGCTAGGTGTTAAGTCAGGCCAAACATTCTGAACCAACTGATTATTATGGAAATAATTGCGGTAATCGTCAGAAAAAACCTCAATAGAATTAATCGTAGGACAAGCGTGGCACTTAGCACTAATGGTCAGTAACATAATATTATCTCCGATCAGATAGTAATTAAAACAACAGCAACGACAGTAAAGATATAACAGCCTGCAAGGATCATCAGGCGAGATTCTTTATACTTGGCTTCAGCGTGTGTCATCTTTATAGCTCCTTTGGAGTGTCGGGTTGAACGAGGACTTTAAATCCTAGATTTTTAATTACGGTTATTACATAAGGCGTCAAAGTTTTAGTGCCTGCAATCTCTGCAAAATCTTGAGCTTTGGGACAAACGGGATAGATATAATCTACCCCATAATTATTTCTGATTTTGACAGTAATACTATTCACTGATCTTCCTCCGCATATTTTCTATATCGCTCGACATGAGCTTTGAATTGCTCATCATCCATAAAGCCTGTGATAGTTAATATATCTACATTCTGATAACGTGGGCTATTTTGGATGCGCTCTAATTCTTTCCACTCGATTGTTTCGTAACGACTGCTCATAATATTTATCCTGTGTGTGAGAGAAGGATTGAAAGCCCCGCCGAAACGGGGCGATATAGTATTACTCGCCGTCAGGCGTTTCTGTGATGTGTGCCATAATGATATCCAGCTTGGCATCCATCGTTGCCATTCGCTTGGAGTGTTCTTTTGAAGTCTCTTCAAGACGGAACACTCTGCCAGTGATTTTCTCAAAGTGATCTTTGAAGTCACCGGCTGACATCTCCGATGGCTTCGGAGCCGCCTTAGTTTTAACGGGCGTCTCTGCCTTGGGTGTTGATTTCTTTGGAGCCGCTTTAGCCTTCGGCTTTTTCACCTGAATCATCTTGGTGAATTTGGTGGGAACTTTAGTTCCTTTCTTCCAAGTGTCGATATCACCCATGGTGATTGGAGTCTCTGAATGCTCTGCATTCCACTTCATCATTGCGGCAGGAAAGACTTTTGAAAGCCCATAAACTTCCTGCGAAGTATCGCCTGTTAGTTTAGCGAAGTGTGACCCGATGAAGTAGATTTGCTTGACGGTTGCTTTAGCAGTAGCGTCGAATGAAATGGCTGAATTGCTCATATGTAATCTCCGTGAGGGCTTTGCCCCGTAAGTTGGTTTGAGCCAAGGCGGTCATCGCCAAGGCCATTCCAAGTTAAGCGAGGCGCTGAAAATTGTCAACGTCTTTCCCTGCGCATTATGCGGTTGTGAAAGAGCGTGTGACGCGATCACGGGTGCTTGCTTGAGATTCTTCGGAGAGTTAAATAATACCGTAGGTATTTTTTATTAAGTTTTTGAAAACTCTAGAAATCTTTTTAGATTTCTAAAAATTTTTACACTCTCTGAAGGCCTTCTAGTTTAGGAAACTAGAAAATCTCTGGCGGGGGGTTAAAAAATCTTTAGAGATTTTTTAAAATTCTTTGGAGGGTTCTGGAGATGGGGCAATAACTATTAAAAACTCTGGAGAGTTTTCAAGTGCGTAAGGCGTGGGCAGGTGTCCATGGGGGGGTGGGTGTATATATACTCAATGTCATACATTTCCAAAGACTTTGAGTGTCAACCAGTTTGTCGCCCAACTCCAAAGTCTTTAAAACGGGTAGCTAAATCTATATGTACCCGGTGGGCTACATAGTCTATTATATACTTGAAAATAGATTTTGTCAAGACTTTTGCCAACTATTACCAAAAAACAATGTATATACTACTTGACAGTTTCTAATATCAGGTATATAATATATAGTTATGAATAAAGAATTAACTATAAAACAACAATCGTTTCTTGACAACCTTATGTCTTGTAACGGTGACGCAAAAAAAGCAGCAGAGCTTGCGGGGTATGCTGAAGGCTCATATACATCCGTAGTTAAAGCACTTAAAACAGAAATAATTGAACTAGCCGAGAGTATATTAGCTCAAAGCGCCCCTAAAGCCGCTCTAAAGCTCGTTGAGGTCATGGACAGTAATACCCCTATCCCTCAAGCTAACGTCCGTCTACAGGCTGCTCAGACGCTCCTAGACCGTGTAGGACTAGCTAAGACAGACAAACTAGATGTAAACGTACAAGGTTCAAATGGTCTTTTCATTTTACCAGCCAAGCAAGAAGTAATTATTGAAGGCCAATATGAAGAGGCGCAGTAGCAGTACTATTCCATTTGGCTATAAGCTAATGGAAGATGGAGAACACTTAGAAGAAATTGAGGTCGAATTAAAAGCCCTCAATAAAATTGTTCCGCTAGTAAAAAATAAAGTTTTATCTTTACGCGAAGGAGCAATGTGGATTGAATACGATACTGGTAGAAGTATTTCTCATACTGGCCTAAGAAAGATTGCAGATCGCTATGAATGATTGGGA